CCAGAGACTAAAAGATATCGCATACAAAGGATCGGATAATGACATTCGAGAAAGGAATGACCGAGCTTCAACGCTTGGTCAAGTCCCTTGAAGAAAACATATCAGTTGATGAAGCAATAGATTCTTTTGAAAAGAGTATCAAGGTATCGCAATACTGTGAACGCAAGTTACAGGACGCAGAAGATAAGATAGCATCTATTCTAAATCAGACTGATCCTCAATGAGATCCAGATCTTCCTCAAGGATATCCTCAACAAGATCTTCCTCAACATCAACAACTTCCTTAACAACTTCAGATGTCCCTAGGATAATCTGATTCTCCAGGACTAACTCCTTTAACCTATTCTCTAGCTGATCTCTACTCATGTTATCTATCTTATGTATCTTCAACTCTTTCCTATCCACCATAAGGCCTGCAAGTTTAGCTCTCGCTATCTCTGCCGTTACTGCTGGGCCGTATGACCCATCAGCTAGGGCAACATCCCTAATCTCTCCTAGCTTCGTTGCTATGCCCTCAAAAGTAATCTCATTCTTAGTACGCTGAATAGATTTCAGCTCCCTGATTCTCTCTTGCACATGAGCATATTGTTCATCACTTAATAATCTTGTAGCGGCCACGCCTGGATTTTCATATCCTGCAAGATGAGCACACTTCGTTTGTTTATAATCTTGATAGACCATAAGGTCGACAAATGTTTCCTGTTTTTTTGTTAGTTTTTTTCTATCTTCCATTTCTATATCCTTACTATATTTCTACTAGAGAATACTATCTCTGCAAAGTAAGAGGGTATTTTAATATACCTCTCACTATAGTTCTCTATAGAGATGCACGTACGCACAGTTGCACGTACCAGTAAAACTAGGGTTCTCAGAGGTGGGTGTGCGTATGTGCAGGCATGTGCAACTGCACAGCCACACATACACCTAAATCGCATGGGAGTGCACCTTTCAGAGGTGGGTGTGCAATTCACCATTTCTCCATTGCACATACGTTTTTGTACAAATTTTGCCCAACCAGGCTTATTTTTATTAGGGGACATCTGTTCCTTTCTCTCCTTGTTACCTTTCTTTTTACCAAATATTTTGTCAAAGTTATCATTAAATTTATCACGATCTTTGGAACGATCCCGACTACCTTTTCCACCATGCCACTCTGTCATTTTCTTTTCCTAAATAATTTATCTGCCTTTCTTTGCCAAGACCATTCTAAAAATCTATTCCAAAGACTACCAATCATCTCTTTCATTCTCTCTCCATGTTTTTAAATATATGTTTGATTACTGCAATCGTCCAGCCGTTACCCAGCATTTTAAAACGCTGACTATTACTGACATGATCTGTGTAGTTGTCGGGTACTGTCTGCAACCTCTCGCATTCCAGGGGTGTTAGCTTACGCCAGTAGACTTCTTGATCAGGGTCTTTAGTTATTTGCAAGATGTGTTGCTTAGTTATTGCACTAGTAAGAGTATTCATTTTCTCATCATCTCTTTCGACCAAGTGTCTCATGTGCCTAGGAGACCAATCTTTTCCTGTCTTTCTTTTATGCTCGTATCTTATTTGATTAGCTTCTGGAGTTCTAACCTCTGTCATAGCCCTAACATCAACCACTACCTTAGGTTCTCTGTTACCACCCTGACAGGTATTAACAGTAGGCGACTTACCATCTTCGCTATAGACTCTCTTAAGTATGTCATGTCCGTTGATGTCTGTTGCAATGCCTACTTGTATGGGCTTGTCACTTGTCTCTATGTATTGCTCAGAGTTACCTGCTGTTAGTGTAGGTGACTTACCATTCTCACTATAGACTCTTTGCTTAGTCTCATAGACACCATCTCTGTATTCGAACTCCATGATACGCTGATCCCATTCTTCTGATTGAATACCTATACACTTCTTTAGATCAAACCAAATGTCATCTCCAGGTATTGCAAAAAAATCTCCCTTCCTAAACCAATGCTCAACATGGGTGTACTTGCAATCCATTTCCTTTGCTATTTGTTTGTTGCCTTTTCCTGATGTATCTTTCGCTGATATTAAAAACTTCTTTAGCTCCTCTATATCAATGTCATGTTTCCTAACCTTAACTTCTTCTACATTCATACCTACCTTGACGGGCTTGTGTGATTTATCTTTGCTGTCATATATAAGTGTCGTTGAATCAGGGACAGTATCTTCAACAGGAATCATACTCTTCTCAGATTTATCCATACTTCTTTGAGGTCTAGCACAAGGATAGGTTGTTGTTAGGCAGTAGGCTTTATCATCTTGGTTAGTCATGTCCGATAATCTATCTTGATTAACTGTCGTCTCCAATATATCCCTCAAGACTATGCCTCTTTGCTCGGGTTGGGTGATGTTGGGTATGTTCGTCCAGTAATATCTCTTCCTTGACTGGGCTGAAACAAGACTGCTACATATCATAGTCGGCTCGATACCAAAAGGTATCTCTGGATAACAAGCTGATACCTGTTCGCTGATTACCTGTAAGTATTCTTTCTTCATTCTTACATTCTCTAATAAGAAATACTTTGGTTTGATTTCTTTTAATAGTCTAATGAACTCGAAGAACAACGCTGACCTTGGATCATCAAACGCCAACTGCTTACCTGCCATACTGAATCCCTGGCATGGACTACCTGCAAGAATTAAATCTACATCCATGTAATCCTTTGGATCTAAATTACATACATCCCCTACATAAATGGTGTCAGGATAGTTAGCCTTGCTTACTTCCATTGCATACTTATCTATCTCACTAGCGTAATAGGTATCTACTTTGATTCCCATTTGATCTAGGGCTATACGCCCACACGACATGCCGTCAAACAAACTTAATACTTTCATTTCCTATCCTTATAATAAGCATAGATTGATAACAACAATATTCCCATGACTGCTAATAAACTTATATCCATTATTCTCTCTCCTTAATTATATTTATATTTGTAAACATGTTTGTCAATCTCTTTACTGCTATCTCTATGTAATCATCACTAAGCTCACACAAAATAGTATCTCTGTTATTGTTATGAGATACCTCTGCTGTTGTTCCAGATCCTCCAAACGGATCTAGCACTGTGCCACCTTCAGGACAACCAGCTAATACACAAGGTTCTATTAGTTTGGGAGGAAAGGTAGCAAAGTGAGCCTCCTTGTAGGGCTTAGTTGCTACAGTCCATACTGATCTTTTGTTTTTCTTAGGTTGTGCTTTCATATTCTTGAAGCCACCTCTTACATCAAACCCATCTACACCTTCAACAGATTTGCCTATGTTCTTTGAACTGTTAGGCTTACCTCTTTCTCCTTTAGAGTTTACTGTTACTGAATCTTCTTTGATCGCTTCGTTGTCATAGTAATACTTCTTACTCTTACTAAATAAAAATATATACTCATGCGCCTTAGTGCACCTATCTCTTACACTTTCTGGCATTGGGTTAGGCTTGTGCCATATTATGTCTTGTCTTAGTATCCAACCATCTTCTTGCATAGCAAAGGCTACCCTCCAGGGTATGCCGATTAAACTTTTAGGTGGTAGTCCTGTTCTTTCTTTCATGTTGTTATGACTGGATATGTTTCCATACTTCTCTTGCATATCTGTTGATCTGTTGGTTAATCCTTTATCTGCATGAGTATTAAATCCTTTACCATTTTGAGCTCCATAACTATCACCTATGTTCAACCATACTGTGCCATCATCACGAAGGACACGCTTTACTTCTTTAAATACATTGACCAAGTTATCTACAAAATCCTTTGGTGTTTGCTCTAAACCAAGCTGTCCTTCTACACCATAATTTCTAAGGCCGTAGTAAGGTGGGCTTGTTACACAGGTGTGAACGCTTTGATCTTTTAATTTCTTTAATGATTCAACACAATCTCCAGCATATATATCTATCTTCACCCTCTCTCCTTATAATAAACTCTAACCATATACTTCCTTACTATAGCAACGAATGTAAAGACAGTTACCTGTACCAGTGATGTCACCACCAGGTTTACCTCTAGGTATTTGCATAGCCTTAAGATGCCATAGCTAATCGGGAATGACATGAGCAATCCTATGCCGACATCATTCAATGCTTCTGTCATTGACTCTTGATCTATCTTAATCATCTTTCCAAGGTCGTTTCATTTCATTGTCTGATAAGTAGTACCAAGTATTCTTGCCTGGAACATTGTGTGTCTTGACTCTTTCGCCTAGATACTTCTGAACATGACTCACTGCATAACGAGCGGCCCTCTCTCCCGATGCCATCTCGCTTTCTTTTAATGCCTGTCTTGCTAAGATTTCTAGGTCTTGTCTTGTGTAGAACTTCTGTCTGCTCATAGCTGATGCAACCACCCTTGCTATCTCAACTTCGTCTGGACTATCTTGTGCATCTACCATCTTGAAGTATCCTTTCTCGAAATCAAAGTAAGCTAAATGCTGTTCAGGTTCTTTTGCATTACGAGCTTCATAGAATAAAGTTACGTTTGGTTTCTTACCTGACAGCTTCACACCCGAATCCATCCACCCCGCGAATGCACTACCACCCCTTGCCGACATGAATGACAGATCATCTGCCCTTTCTTTACCAGTATGGTGAGCAATGATTACTGCTACCTTATATAGTTCAATGAGTTTATCTATCCTCGATAGCATCTCATGTATCTCTGAGTTGGAGTTCTCTTCTCCACTAAAGAAATTAATAATAGGATCTATCATCACCAAGTCTGGTTTATGAAACTCAATACTCTCAGCGATAGCATCTATGTCGCTATCCCTCATGATGTTCTTTCTTAATCTGCCTGATGCTATAAGGTTTGACTTGCCTAGGTTGTACAACTCAGGGTCATGATGAAAGGGTTTGTAATACATCTCGATTCTTTTCTTTAAGAACTCATGGATTATCTCTGCCTGTAGCCACATAACTTTGAGAGGTCTTGAGAAACTCATACCCATAAAGTCTGTACCTGTAGTAGCTGCCGCTGCGAATGCTCCTAGCCAATGCGACTTACCTATCTTTGGTTTACCTAGTAGCAACACTCTGGATTGTTCAAAGACAAAAGCATCTCCCCAATACTGCTCAATCCTATCGCAATCCATCGTATCCCAAAAGGGATCGTTAAATGATTTGAGTCCTAGCGGGTCACTGTCTACTGTCTTCTCGCTCTTAGCTTTAGAGAGAGGGTCTTCTTGATCCATGATCTCTTTTAAATCATCTGTTAATTGTATCTGCCACTGACTAGTCTTCCATTTCTGTATGCCTGTATCATCCTCTGGATTTCTTTTAAGATGTCCAGCACAAATACTTTGAGTTGTATTCAATACCTCTTGCACACTCATAGGTGGGTTGTTTGTTTGATTCCAATCCATGGCCTTGATGACCACCTCTCTCATACCCCAACCTTCTAGTATCCATTTGCCTACCAACCTGGCGAGAGTATCGTTTCGCATACCTGTCTGTACACCATCGGATGTAAGAGGAGTTTTACTTTCTACATTGATCTTACCTGTGCTGTTATAGTCATAGATAATATTCATGTCTTGGCTTGATAGCATAGGCAGGTCGTCTATAGAATCAACTGAAGCTCCTTCGACAACTTCAAACTTATAATTAACAGAAGGACTGACCATGACATAGCCACCCTCTCCTCTGATATCTAATTTACCTGTAGTGTTTCTTATCTTTAGGTCATCGTTGATTGCATAGAAGTAATGATAGCCACCGCGAGGTGTCTTTTGTTTAAGCATGGTTCTTGTTATCTGTCCTGACTCACAGAAATCACATGCGTCTTGCGTGTCTGCATCTAGCACTACAAATGTTACGCCTGTTATAGCAGCCCAGTTACATTCTGGGAATTGTAGATACCATTGCTTAACTTCATTAAGAGTAGGTTGCTTTGTTATATAGTCAGCCCACTTAACTCTTGGTGTCTTTGACCAACGCTTTTGTAAAACCATATCATCCTCAAAGGGATGTCTGCTTTTAAAGTATTCAGGTATAACATCTGTGGTAGATCCACAAGGTATTAGATGAAAGAAGTTTTCATGGTATGACATGAGCATATCCTTACGCTCATCCTTTGCTATGTCTTGTCCGACCAGGTTTGCTTTTATTTCTATTGGCATTCTTCTACCGATCCATAGATGTTTTCCCAACCTAAAGCATGGCCTGTCATCTTGATAAGTTTCTTGGCTTGATTAACAGAGGGCTGTCTTGTTCCATATTTCCATGATCTTATAGTCTCAATAGAAACACCTAGCTCTTTAGCTAACTTGTCTTCGCCTCGTTTAATAATATATTCTTTAAGTTCCATAGTTCTCCTTTATATAGAAAGGTATAAGCTGGTCACTTACTAGGGGTTAATGATAAAGTTATATATAAATATAAAACACACCAACTCATACCAGATCTTATCTTAATTGATGTAGTGCAATAAGTCCAATGATTTAATACAGAAGTGTTGACTTTATTTCTAATGAGAGTAATATCAATATTGTATTTAAAATGGAGACTAATATGAAAGACTATTCTAAGCTATCCCTACCGCAACTTTTGGTAGAGAAGAAGAAGAACCTGGAAGCCCAAGCTAAACTAAAAGATGAAAGTAGTTTGCTTGATTTTGCAATAACCAAACATCCCGATGTGCATGACCAAGTCAAAAGACTGTCTAACACTGGAGGATCTACTCGCGTACATCTTAATGGCATCATACCAAAAGATTTGCGTGTTCAATATAAAGTTACGAGATCATGGGATCAGAACTTTTTAGCACAAGTCAAACATGATATACCTAATGACTTATTTCCATTCACAACTGTGTATAAGGAAGATACTTCTCTATCTAAAATGATAGAAGAAAATCACCAGGATATCTTTGACAAGTTCCAAGAGGGACTACAAACCAAGATCAATGAAAGGCCATACGTCCAGTTCGTTGATCCATTAAAGGGGGCTGAGTAATGAAAAAGTATTTTAAAGCCAAGGTTGAAAAAGGTTACGAAATACCACCTAAGAAGGAAAGAGGAGATAAGTACATTGATTTTTTAAATAGCTTGGAGGTGGGCGACTCGTTTGTTGTGGAAGATGAAAATGACGCAAATGGAATTAGACAAGCTGGTTACTGGGT